AATACGTTATATAATTATGAAAATTAAAATATCAATTCCTACTTCTTTAAATGAAATTACTTTGGAGCAATACCAAAGATTTATTTCTATAGCAGAAAAGAACGAGGACAACAATTTTCTGCAGTTAAAAATGCTGGAGATATTCTGCGGTGTTTCTTTAGAGATAGCCTCTAATATGTCCTTAAAAGATGTAAACGAAATAACTGCAAGTATTAATGAAATGTTTGCTAAAGAATATAAATTACAAACTATTTTTAAATTAGCAGATACTAACTTTGGATTTATTCCAAACTTAGACGAAATATCTTTAGGTGAGTTTACTGATTTAGATAATTACTTTGGTAAAATGGATAAGTTGCATAATGCAATGGCAGTTTTATATAGACCTATAATTGATAAGTTTAGAGATAAATATAGCATACAAGATTACAACGGTAGTATAACCTATTGCGATGTAATGAAGTCGATGCCAATGGATGTAGTTTTCGGTGCAATGGTTTTTTTTTACAATTTAAGCAACGAATTATTAATCAGTTCCCTGAATTATTTGGATCAGAATCCGCAGGTGAAAGCTTTAATCGACAAGCACAATTCGGAGCTAAGTGGGGATGGTATTCATCTTTCTATGCTCTCGCTCAAGCTGATGTTAGAAGATTTGATGAAATTTCAAAACTTCAACTTATTACAGCACTCACGTTCCTAACATTTGAAAAGGAAAAAATAGAAATAGAACAATCAATGCTCAAAAAAAATGAATAATTACTACAAGATTACAGAGGATATTAGAGATGAACTTTTAAGAGATGCTATTATAAATAACGTTTCACAAGGAGATATATTTAATATTGATATAAGCAAAACAACTATATTCCCTTTAGCTCACATAGTAGTTAATACTGCTGTACAATCTGAATCTGGGAACACAAATATTTTTAACGTTTCAGTTTTATTTATGGATGTTTGTGATATTTCAAAAGCAAATCCTTACGATTTATTTTTTGACAATGATAACGAGCAGGATATATTTAATTCTCAATTTGAGTTAGCAAATAGGTTTTTAACTTCTTTACGTAGAGGTAATTTATACGATAAAAATTATAGACTAAATGGAACTGCAAACTTTGAAGCATTTAGTGATAGGTTTGAAAATAAAATTGTAGGCTGGACTTTAACTTTTGGAATTGAAAGTAATAACGATATGACAATTTGTTAAATGGTTAATTTAGAACATACACAAAAAACACTTGAAAAATTTAGAGATTATGTGATCCAACAATCACGTAGTAACTTAACTAAAAGTGATAAGAACGTTTCTAAGAAGCTATATAATGAAATTAAAGGTAATGTTAAGGTAAGTCAAAATAGTTTTCAATTAGGTTTTGAAATGCCAATTTACGGACAATTTCAAGATAAAGGAGTAAAAGGTAAATTTTCAAGTTTTAAAGCTCCTAATAGTCCATTTAAGTTTGGAACAGGAACAGGATTGAAAGGTGGATTAACAAGAGGAATTGAGAAATGGGTTCAAGCAAAACGTTTTCAATTTAAAGATAAAAAGACAGGTAAATTTATGAGTTATAAAAATACTGCTTTTTTAATTAGTCGTAGTATTTATATAACAGGAATAAGACCAAGTTTATTTTTTACTAAACCATTTGAAGCAGGTTATAAAAAATACATTGATGAAGATTTAATAAAACAATTTGCATTGGATGTTGAAGATTTAATGCAATACACACTAAAAGATATAAAATAATGGAAAGATTTAACGCAAGAAGTCCGTATATAATAGAAGTTGATGGAGATAATGCACAAGTAGCAACAAGATTAGTTTTAAATATCTATTCTCAATTAGGATATTTATTAAAAACTTATACTATTGATAAAAAAAGATTTTCAGCAACACAAAGTACAAACTTTTATAATATAAGTCCTTATGCTTATGATTTATTAAATACTATTGATGAAAATAATTTTGCAGTTGTAATAGAATGGAATTCATATTATACAACTGATGGAACTAATTATATTTCTTATGGTAATCATATATTAGTTGCTACAAGTGGTTATTCAGATTATAATAATCCAAACTATTTGCAAATTGCAAACTTTATTCCATTATTAAAAGAAGTTTCTTATACTTTAAATTATGATAGAACTTTAACATATCCTACTGCAGATTTTGCTTTTGATTTTATAGGAAATAGTGATGCATATTATTATAAAATTTCTAATGGAAGTACTTTTTATACTGAAAATATTCCAAATAATGGTTCTTATAATTTTTTTAGAATACCATTAACTATTAGTGGAAGTGCATATTCAGAAAAAAATGTATTTAATATTTTTAGAGTTGATGAAGGTGAACCTGTTAAGATTTTTCAATTAAATTTAGTAAATCTTTGTGAGTCAAAATATAATCCTATAAAATTAGATTTTATAAATAGATTAGGAGGTAAGCAATCAATGTATTTCTTTAAAAATTCAACTCAATCTATAGAAGTTAAAAGTTCAGAATATAACACTAATACTTTTGATGGTGGTTATCCAATATACAACGGGTTTTTAGGTCAAAAAAGAATTTACAATAAAAATGGAACTAAAACTATTAAATGTAATTCTGGTTGGATTAATGAAGTAGAAAATGAAAACATACAAGATATAATGTTATCCGAAAACTTACTTTTAACATACGATGAAGAAGGAACTACATTAACTAAAGCAGTTACTTTAAAAAGTAGTTCTCAACTATTTAAAACGCATTTAAACGAGAAAGTAATTAATTACGAGTTAGAGTTTGAGATAGCAAGTGCATTAATAAACAACGTAGTATAATGACAAGCGTAGAAATTTATATAAAAATAGGAACAGAGTTTAAAAGAATTGATTTATTTAAAGATGAAAAAATATCTCTTACTTCTTCTGTGCAAAATATTAATGATTTATCTAAAGTATTTACAGACTATACTCAATCATTTACTATTCCTGCTTCAAAGAATAATAATTTAATATTTAATTATTGGAATGAAAGCGGTATAAATGATGGATTTGATCAACGTATAAGATACGATGCAATAATAGAATTAAATACTATTCCGTTTAAAAAAGGACAGATACAGATTGAAAAATGTAACGAGAAAAATAATAGAATTGAAAGCTATTCTATAACATTTTACGGAAAGGTTAAACAGTTAAAAGATTTATTTAAAGAGGATAAATTAACTAACTTAGATTATACTTCAATAACTCACGCTTATAACGCTACAGAAGTTATAAATAGAATTGATAACACTACTAATGATAGTGTTTATTATCCTATTGTAGGTAACCAACATAAATATAGCTTTGATGATGGTGGAGCAAATGATATTACAATTGGTGGTAGTTTAGCAAAATCTGTTGAATTTGATGATTTATTTCCTGCTATTCCTGTAAGTAAAGTATTTGAATTTATAGAAAATAAATATAATATAACTTTTACAAGTAGTTTATTTGATACTTCTTATTGGACAGAACTTTATTTGTATTGTAAGAATATTGAAAAATTTACTAACTATAGTAATGCAGTTGTAATTGATTGGAATAGTGTTAATAATACTTTTCCAGAATTAAATTTAACTACAAATAAATATTATTTAAAATGGACTTTTGCAGATAACACTACTAATGTTAGATACCAAAAAACAATAGTAGAAATTACTCCAACAAATGTAAATATTAAGTATAAATTAATAATGCGAATTTATGACAATCCAGCTTTTGCAAATGGATCTATTTATAAAATATTTGATAATTTAATTGGTGTAAATTCATTATTAGTATTAGACACATTAAAAGAAGATAGCACTTTTGCAAATTATACTTTTGAAATACAAAGTGAAGAGTCAATGACTTTTGATGCAGAGATGTATAATATTAAATATGATAATACTTTGACTTATAATCAAGTTAGAATAGGTTATTCTGCAACAATGAATACGATAAGCAATGTTAATATTGGTGCAGTAGTTCCTGATATAAAAGTTGTAGATTTTTTTAATGGAATTATTAAATTATTTAATCTTACAATTATTGCTACTTCTGAAACTTCATTTAATCTTGAACCTTTAGAATTTTTCTATTCTTATGGTAAATATATTGATATTAATAACTATGTTATTAATGATAGTGTAGATTTAGAACGTACTAAACTATTTAAAAAACTAACATTTACACACGAAAAATCTGAAAATGTAATAAACAATTTTTTTAGAAATACTTTTAATCGTGGTTTTGATTATGGTGATTTAATATATCAAGATGATCTTTCAAATGAAAGTGCAACTTATGAAATTAAAACTCCTTTTGAAGATGTAATGTGGGAAAAAACTACAGCATATGATTTTATAACTACAAGTTTAATAGATAAAGATTTAAAACCATATAAACCTAAGCCTGTGCTTATGTATAAAAATGGCTTAACAACATTAACAGCTGCTTTTAAAGTATATAATGGAAGTGGTTATACAAGCGTTTTAGATTATCAAAGATTTTCAAACGAATTATTTATTAATAATGATATAGCAAGTTTAAACTTTACTGCAGAAAATTCAACATGGATAAACTCACAAACAGCAAATAACTCTTTATTTCAACTTTGGTATAAAAACTATATATCGGCACTTTATGATATTCGTTGCCGAATTATAAAACTAAAAGCTATTATTCCTATTCCAATGTTATCAGATATTAAGTTAAATGACAAGCTAATTTATAAAGATAAAAAATATATTATAAACACTTTTACAACTGATTTAACTACAGGAGAAGTTGATTTAGAATTGATAAGTGATTTTAGAGAATTACCATTAGTAGGCACTGGAAGGTTTGCTTTAAAATCTATTTTTAATATTGACAATACAGCACAAGATTTAGAAGTAACTATTTTAAAATTAAATGCTGGATATTATGATGTTGAATATATGCCTACAAGTTATCTTTCTTCAAACAATTATATAGATGGAACATTTATAGTTCCAATAGATGCAAACACTACAGGAGATATTGCATTTAAACAAATAGAAGTAACTTATCATAATCCAGATATAAAACAATACATAAATATTATTCAAGATGCTTAAAAATATATTACAACTATTACAGTTACACGATCATTATGGAATTTCTGAAAATATAGAAATTGCTAAAGGTAAAAATGAATTACCGACAACATTTAAAAAAGCTAAAACTCAACTTAAAAGAAATATAAAATGGAGAACAAGGTAGTTAATATTGAAGTTAAACACAATTTAGATCAAACAACTGTATCTACAAATAAATTAGCTACTGGTTTAAAAGGTGCTTCAAATGCAACTACTGAATTAAGTGGTAAATCTGATGGATTGTCTAAACTACAAAGTGGTATTGATGCAGTAGGTGGAGCAGTTGGAGGTTTAAATCCTGCTTTTGGACAAGCTATAAAAGGTTCAAATGGATTAATTTTAAAAATGTATGAATTAATAGCTAATCCAGTTGGAGCTGTTTTAGCTGCTATAGTAGTAACTTTAAAATTTTTATACGAAGCATTTCAAAGTTCAGTTGCTGGTGGAAAAGAATTAAAAGCTGCATTTGCTGCAGTTTCTGCTATTGGTACACAAGTAAAAGATGCTGTTTTTGGTTTAGGTAGAGCATTAATTGATGTGGCTTCTGCTGCTTATAAGTTTATAACTTTAGATTTTAAAGGTGCAGCTGCTGATATGAAAAAAGCAAATAAAGAAGCATCTGAATCATATAAACAATTAGGTAATGCAGTTGATGGAACTACTGCTAAAATAGCTTACAATTTAGAAAAGCAACAACAAGCAAATGATAAAGCAAGAAAATTGCAAGCAGTTGTGCAATCTGAAACAAATAAATTATTAGTTCAATCACGTGAAATTTTAACAGATGAAACTGCTTCAATTAAAGATAAAAAGAAAGCATTAGAAGAAGTAACAAAAGCTGAAAAAGCTTCAAGTGCTGAAAAAGTTAGAATTGCAGCTGAAGATTTAAAAATAGCACAAGAAAAAGCTAAAATGTTAGGTGGCGAAGCTGAAAAAAAATCTAAACAAGAATTAAGAGATTTAACAGTTGCTTTAAATGAGGCTGAAACTGAAAATGCTATGACAGGCATTAAGTTGAATAAGCAAAGAAAAATGCTTTTAAGACAAGAAACAGCAGATGCAAAAGAAGCAGCAGATGCACAAAAAGAAATATTAAAAACAAAATCAGAATCAGAAAAAACAGCATTAAAAGAAAAACAAGATAAGCAAAAAGCATCATTTGAATTAGAGAAATCTTTAGTTGAAGACCAATTAAAAAATACTAAAATTTCTATTGATGAAAAAAGAAATATTGTTTTAAATGATAATAAACTTTCAAAAGCGGATAGGCAAAAGTTTTTAATTGATTTACAAAATCAAGAAATATTAGCAGAAGAAAATCATAATAAAGCTATTGCTGATTTAAATAAAAGATATGACGATGAAAAATTAAATCGTTTAGCAGATACAGCAGTAAAAAAAGAACAACTTGACTATGATAAAAGACTTGCAGAAATAAATTCTATTGCACAAACTGAACTTGAAAAGCAAACTTTAATTGAAAAATTAGATGGTGAACATAAAGTTAGATTAGCCGCAGCAACTAAAACAGATGCAGAAAAAAAATTAGCAGATGCAAAATTAATAGCAGATGCAGAATTAAAAATACAAGAATTAAAACAAGAAGGACAAAGAGTTTTATTAGGTAAAAGTGCCGAAGTATTAGGAGCGTTTTCTGATATGTTAGGTAAAGAAACTGCAGAGGGAAAAACTTTAGCAATAGCACAAGCAACTATAAATGCTTACTTAGGCATATCCGAAGTTTGGAAAGCAAAAAACGTTTATCCCGAACCATTTGGCACTGGTATTAAAATAGCTTCTACAGTAGTAATGGCTGCATCTGCATTTAAAACAGTTAAGGATATTGCTGCTGTTCAAGTTCCTGGCGGTGGAGGTGGTGGTGGTTCTACTCCATCAATGGGAGGTGGTGCTTCTGCTCCTGCTGCACCTCAATTTAACGTAGTAGGTAATAGTGGAGTTAATCAAGTTGCAAACGTATTAAATAATCAAGGTATGCCACCAATTAAAACTTATGTAACTGCAGGAGAAGTTACAACGCAACAAGGACTTAATAGAAATATAGTTTCTAACGCTACATTAGGCTAAAAATCAATTAGTTAAGTCCTATTTAGAAACAAAACAAATAAATAACGTTATATAGATATGCAAATTTACGAATTAGTACTAAACAAAGAAACAGATGGAGTTGATGCAATAAGCGTTGTAGATAGACCTGCTACAGAAGAAAACTTTATTGCATTAAAAGAACAACACGAAGTTAAACTTGCAGAGGTTGACACAGATAAAAGAATTTTAATGGGTGCTGCATTAGTTCCTGATAAAATGATTTATCGTAAAAATGGTAAAGAAGAGTTTAACGTATTCTTTTCTAAGGATACAATTAAACAAGCAAGTGAGTTATTTTTAATAAATGGCAATCAAAATAATGCAACGTTAATGCACGACAAAACTATAAGTGATATGTCTGTAGTTGAATCTTGGATTATTGATGATGCAGTTAATGATAAGTCTGTAAAATATGGTTTTAGTTTACCAATAGGAACTTGGATGATTTCAATGAAAGTTAATAACGAGGATATTTGGCAAAAAGTAAAAGCAGGAGAAATTAAAGGATTTTCTATTGAAGGCTATTTTGCTGATAAAGTACAAATGACTTCTAATAACAAAAAAATAATTGAACAACTAAAAGAATTATTAAATGGGAACTAAAATAACAAGTCCTAAAGGCGGTAAAAGAGGATGCCTTTGTAAAGATGGAACTTATAAAAAAGAATGTTGCACAGGTGAATTAGATGCACAAGGGATTGGATCATTAGTTGAACAAACTATAAACGTAGTTGTTAATACTAATATTGAAAGAGTAATTACTAATTAATTAAATATGTACAAAAATGTCCTTAACAACGTGAAGCATTTACTTTCTATGGAAGTTAAGCTTGCACAACAAACGCTAATGGATGGTGTTACTACCATTGAAGCGGAAGAGTTTGCTCCTGATTATTCAGTTGGTATAGTAACTCCAGATGGTGTTATTCCAATGCCAGTTGGTGAATATACTACAGCAAACGGAGAAGTTATTGTAGTTGAAACAGAAGGAATAATTGCTTCTATAGCTCCAGCAATGGAAGAAGCACCAGCTCCAGAAGTTCCTACAGAAGCAGCAGCTACAGCTAAAAAAGTAGTTGAAACTGTATCTAAAGAAACTTTCTTTGCTATGGTTGAAAAAACTACAGAATTACAAGCAGAGGTTGAAAGATTGAAAGTTGAATTAGCAAGTAATGCACCTGCAGCAGCTCCAATTTCTCACAATCCAGAAAATGTAGTTGAAAAACAAAATTTTCAAATTGGAGCAAAAAGAGAAAGAACTACTGAAGATGTTGTTTTCGCAAAATTATTTAAAAAATAAATTAACTAACTAAAAAAAATTAAAAAAAATGGCTACAACGCTTTCATTAACAACAACTTATGCAGGTGAATTCGCTTCCAAATATGTGGCGGCTGCATTACTTTCTTCTCCAACTATCGAAAACGGTGGTATTGAAGTATTACCAAACGTAAAATACAAACAAGTTTTACAAAAAATTGCTACTGATGGTTTATTAAAAGATGCTACTTGTGATTTTACTTCAACTTCTACAGTTACTTTAACTGAAAGAGTTTTGACTGTAAAAGATTTACAAGTAAATTTAGAATTATGTAAAAAAACTTTCCACACAACTTGGCAAGGTATTGAGCAAGGATATTCATCTTTTGATGTATTACCTCCATCTTTTCAAGAATACTTAATTGGATATGTAGCTTCTAAAGTTGCCGCACAAAATGAGGTTTCAATTTGGAATGGTGCTACAGGTACAAGTGGACAATTTGATGGTTTAGTAACTAAAATTGCTTTAGATGCTGGTTTACCAACTGCACAAGAAATTGCTGCTACTTCTACTAATATTACTGCTGCTTCAACAGTAATTACTGAATTAGGTAAAATAGTTGATGCAATTCCTGCTACACTTTATGGTAAAGAAGATTTGTATTTATATGTTTCACAAGCAACTGCTCGTGCTTATGTTCGTGCTTTAGGTGGATTTGGAGCTTCTGGATTAGGTGCTAATGGTACTAATACAATGGGTACACAATGGTATAACAATGGAAGTTTAACTTTTGATGGAGTTAAAATATTTGTTGCTAATGGATTAAATGCAACTCAAGCAGTAGCAACTACAAAATCTAACTTGTTTTTTGGACTTTCTTTAAACTCTGATATGCAAGAAGTAAGAATTATAGATATGGCAGAAACTGACGGATCAAACAATGTAAGAATTGTTATGAGAATGGCTGCAGGTGTTCAATATGGAGCAATCGAGGATATTGTAACTTACGGAATTACAAACTCTGCTAACTAATAGCAAAAATAATTAAAAAAAAGGTGGTGCAATAAACGCCACCTTTTTTATTATTAATCATTAAAAAAATATACTATGGCTTGTGATATTTCATTAGGAAGAATTGAACCTTGTAAAGACTCGGTAAGCGGTCTTAAGAATTGTTATTTTGTGAACTTTGGTAAAATTACTGGAGTTACTTATAATGCGACAAATACAGATGTAATTGATGCAGTAACAGGAACTTCTTTAAATGCTTACAAATACGAATTGAAAGGAACAAATAGTTTAGACCAAACTATTACTTCTTCAAGAGAAAACGGAACTACTTTTTTTGAGCAAAGTTTAAAACTAAACTTAAAAAAATTAACTGCTGTAGATCATAAACAAATTAAACTTTTAGCTTATGGACGACCACAAGTAATTGTTGAAATGAATAATGGAAATTTATTTCTTTGCGGTTTAGAGTATGGAATGGAATTAACTACAGGTTCTATAACTTCAGGTACTAATTTAGGTGATGCTTCTGGTTACGTTTTAGAGTTTAAAGGAATGGAAAAAGTACCTGCTAACTTTATTGGAGTATCTTTAGCTACTGCAGGATTTACAGTTGTATCTGGTTCATAATTGTTTTTTCATATTGTTTTAAAACCTCACTTTAATAGTGGGGTTTTTTTTATTAAAAACAAAATAGTACAATTTACGTTATATAAGTATGATAATTTTAAAAGATTACACATTTACGCAAAATTTTAAGTTTATGCCAAGAAGTACAAGTATAGCTTCAATGGTATTTACTGATGAATTGACAAATACTGCAACAACAATAAACAATCCAACTTTAGTAACTGAATTGTATTATATGAAATTTGCATCTAACAGAACTTTTAGCTTTTTAATTGATGGACACACTTATATCTTGAATTGTTTCGACGCAAATGGAGTTCCTTTGTTTAGAGATAAGATTATGTGTACAAATCAAGTTATAAAAGATTATACAATTAATAATGGTGATTACGTAGCGAACACTACAACAAACGAATATGTAATTTATGAGTAATATACACTTTATACAATTAGCGGATTACCAAGCTCCTAAAATTAGCGAAAATAAGCGTGATGAATGGGTTGACTTTGGAGAGAATAACGATTATTATCAATTCTTAATTGACAGATATAACGGAAGCACAACAAACAATGCAGTAATTAATAACATTACTAAATTAATTTATGGTAAAGGATTGACTGCTAACGATGCTAATAAAAAGCCGAATGAGTATGCACAAATGAAAATGTTATTTTCTAAAGATACTTTACGTAAAATAACAAAGGATTTAAAGTTATTAGGTGAGTTTAATTTGCAATTAATTTATAACGATAAAAAAGATAAAATAGTTAGAGTTGAGCATTTACCTACTAATTTAGTTCGTTCTGAAAAATGCAACAAAGATGGATTAGTTGAAGCTATTTATTATTGTGATAACTGGCAAGATACAAAGAAATTTCAACCTAAAAGAATACCTTTATTTGGTTACGGAACTAAAGGCGATAAATTAGAAGTTTTAAGAGTAGGTAATTACACAATAGGGCAAAAGTATTATAGTAACATAGATTGGATTGGAGCTACAAGTTATGCTACTCTTGAGCAGGAAATTAGTGATTATCTTATAAATGATGTTCAACGTGGTTTTAGTTCGAGAGCTATAATAAATTTTAATAATGGTGTACCTACAGAGGAGCAACAACAAATAATATCTTCAAAAGTTAAAAAACAATATACAGGAAGTAAAGGAGATCCTGTTATAATTGCTTTTAATTCAGATGAAACTAAAAAAACAACTATTGATTCAGTTCCTTTAGATAATGCTCCAGAACTTTATAAATATTTGTCAGATGAATGTTTAGCTAAAATTATGTTGGCACACAATGTTACAAGTCCTTTACTTTTTGGAATTGCAACAACTACAGGATTTTCTGCAAATGCGGATGAATTAAAAAATAGTTATATTTTGTTTGAGAATATGGTTATTAGACCATTTCAAGAATTAATATGTGATGCTTTAGATAAAGTACTTGCGTTTAACGAAATTAGTTTAGATTTAAAATTCATGCAATTACAGCCTTTAGATGTTGATGGTGAATTAACTAAGACAGTTGATGCAAAAACGCAAATGAGTTCGCATACTTGTTTAAATAAAGATTTAACAGATGCAGAAGGAAATAATATATTAGAATTATTGCAAGGTGAAAGCGTAACGGATGAATGGGAACTTGTAGATAAAAGAGAATATTCAGATACTAATAATTCTATTGATGAATGGGCAAATTCTAAAATTAAAAGTAAAGAAAATTTATTACAAAAGTTTGCTGGAGTTATAAAATCAGCACCAAGTGCAAAAAGTTCATTAGATAAAGGTAGTTATAAAGTACGTTATGAATATGCTGCTCGATATAACAAACCTAATTCAAGAGATTTTTGTAAACAAATGATGAGAAGAACTGAAAATGGAGTTGTATATCGTAAAGAAGATATTGATCAAGCAAGTTTTCAAGGTGTAAATATTGAATTTGGACATCAAGGTCAGAATTATTCGCTTTTCAGATTTAAAGGCGGTGTCAATTGTTCCCATTATTTTAATGAAAACCTTTACAGATTAAAAACTAAAACAGATGGAACACCATATATTGACAAAGCACTTAGCTCAAGCGAAGAAGTTAGTTCAATAGCTGGTTACAATCCAAATCCAAGCGGATGGGATCAAGCACAAATAGCACCAATAGATATGCCAAATAGAGGACATCACCCAAATTACAAACAATAATGGCAAAGGCACTTTTTATTACAAGAGATGATATAGTAAAATTTACCGCTTTAAATGGTAATATTGACACAGATAAATTTATTCAATATATTGCTATTGCTCAAGATATTCATTTACAGAATTATTTAGGTAGCAAACTATTTAAAAAGTTTAACGATGGTATTGTAGCAAATAACTTAACGCAAACTTATAAAGACCTTTTAAGCGACTATATTAAACCAATGTTAATACATTGGTCAATGGTTGAGTTTTTGCCTTTTAGTGCTTATACAATAGCTAACAAAGGAATTTTTAAACATACTTCTGAAAATGCTAATGCAGTTGATAAATCAGAGATTGATTATTTAGTAGAAAAAGAAAGAAGTGTTGCAAATCATTATACTACAAGATTTATTGATTATATGAGTTTTAATCAGTCTAAATTTCCAGAATACAATCTAAATAGTAATGGGGATATGTTTCCGGATTCAGACGCAAATTTTACAGGATGGGTTTTGTAGTTAGAAAAATGTATTTAGTTTCTCACGCAGAGAACGAAAAAAAGTTAAAGAAATTTTTAATAAAATTAGAAAAAAATAAACCATTTAAAATAAATAATAATGGCAAATAGCATTGACTGGGGAGAAGGAGCAGCAAATAATAATATAGGCTGGGGACAAGGTGCAATAAATAATTCCATTAGTTGGGGTAAATCTTACTTTACAAGTTACTCAGGTGAAACTGATATTGTGGGTAATATTTCGGTTTTATTAATTTCTGATTTTAAAACAAGAATTTTAGCAGATTTAGGAACTTATTCTGCTGAAACTTGTCAGACTACAACCTTAACAAACTTAAATAATATCTAATGAGTTTATTAACTAAAGCAAGTTTGGTAATGACTCCAAACGCTATTAAAGAAAGCAAAGTTTATTCAATAATTCCTGCTAATGGTAATGGAGATTTAACTTTTACAAGAGGAACTAATGCAAGTGGAACATTAAACAATGATAGTTTATTAATTGAAAATGCTCCTTATAATTTAATGAGTAATAGTAATGTTTTTACTGGTGCTTATTATAGTAAATCTTTAGTTTCAGTAACTTCTAATACTATTTCATCAATTACAGGAGCAGTTAATGCAAGTACACTAACTGAAGTTGCAGGAACTAATTCGCATCATATACACGAAAATGTAGGTTCTTTTACTCCTGTAGTTGGAACTTCATACACTATGAGTTGTTATTTAAAACAGCCTACAAGTTTAGCTAATAGATATGTTCAACTTCCTTTTTTTATTGCGGGATTTGGTTCTAATGCTTATGTTAATTTTGACTTACAAACTTTATCTAAAGGAACTATAGGAGCTTCAATAACTTCAAGTGATATTTC